TGATTGCTGTTGCGCATCGTAAGCCTTCTGCGCCTTATCTGCCGCGGCAGCAGCTTTATCGTCGGCATCAGCTTGCGCCCGTGCCGCATTCCCGCGTTTTATTGCGGCTTCTTCGGTGTACTTTGATGCGTTCTTTTGATGTGTTTCCATTTCCGCAAACGCTTGCGTCTGCTCTTTTATTTTCGCCACCTCTTTATCATGCGCAGAGGAGATGCGCGCGTATGCAGAGGCGAACGCCTCGGAGCCAGGAACCAACGCAGCGATTGCTGCACCCGCAACCTGTGCCCCGAATTTTAGATGTTCAAAACCAAGGAGGAACTGTCCTATCATTAGTTGCCCAACGATGCGCACTTCCTCGAATGTGGTCAGCCATGTTCCTATTTCCCAACCAACGAACGCCGCCATCAGCACATTCAGTGCGAGTCCGACTTTGGATAATGCGCCGGATGCTACGTTGGCCGCAACAGATGTTCCAAATAGCGTTTTAGTCCATATTGACCCGGATGCGGATGCGAGCGCTTGGGCTTCCGCTGTTCTGGCGGTAGCCGCTGCAAGGTGTGTTTCGGCGATTACATTCGCCTCTTCAATCCCCGCAAGCCTCGCTTGCAATGCGATTCGTTGCGCGGTCATTGCGTTCGCTGTTTCCGTTGTGGCTGCCGATGACTCCATTGCCATTACATAGCGGAGTTCAGAAACGATTGCTGGCACTTGCGCCGCAGTCGATTCGATCATTGCCGCGATGCGCGCTTGCTCTGCTTTTGCAAGTGCCAGATTCATCGCCAACGCCTGCCCATGAGCGATGTTCAGAGTAACCCACGACGTAGCGGCGGACGCAAGGCTGACGATCATTTGCGATGCAACAACTCCGGCATAGGTTGCAGTCGCGGCGGTAAGCGCAACGATTGAGACCAACAACCCTTCCGCGAACTTCCCTATCGCATTCTTTTGCGCGAGGTCGTCTGCTTCTTGGTTCGCTGCCTTCAGCGCGTCGGTATAACCAAACACAGCGGAGGCGAGCGCAGGAAGAAACACTTCACCAAGTTTTATTTTCAAATTCTCTGAATAGCGGATAAGCGACGACATGGCCTTGCCCGCCGTGGTCATGGACTCTTCGTAGATGCCGGCATAGTTCTTCGCCTCGGACAGCACCGCGTTGGTTCTGGCAAGTGCTTTCTCTTCAGCACTTAGTGCATCAACATTCTTGTGCAGCTCCGCGGCAAGATTCTTATAACTTTCCTCGAAACTAACGTTAAGGCCAAGCGTGCGCAGCACTTCAATCTGACCAGACTTGATGCCATGAATCATCCGGTTCATGGCTTCGCTGGAATTAACGTTGCCTACCACAGCCAAGTCTTGCGCCGCACGGCCTATCTCGGAGGCTTTAGCAAGATCGATGTTAGCGGTTGCAAGTTGGGTTAGTGCGTCACGGCTTTGCAGCATGGAGATGCCATTCTTTTGCAGAGCCTTGGAATACTTGTCCATCTGCGCGGAGTTGTATCCAGCGTTATTGCCCGCCACCTTCATTACAATGCCCATCGTCTCGTAGCGCGCAGCAAGCAGGGTGGCTTCCCTCGCGTACTGAACCAGCTTGAATGCGCCAAATGCCCCTGCCGCAATCCTTGCAGCATTCGCCAGAATGTTTGTCGCTGAAGTCAGCGCAGTTGTTGATGCCTCCGCCTTTCCGCCGGACTGCGCGAGTTGGTCAAGCGACTTCGCCCCCCCATCAACTTGGGTGCTATCGACTTTTAGGTAGAGGGATGCAATGTCGGTCACTTGGATTTCCTTTGCATGGCGATCCAAGCAGCATCAATGGCACGGAGGGCTTTGCGCTCCCATAATTCCAGTGTGTTACCGGTCGCCCATTGCCATGCAATCATTGAGGAAGCGGTGATGCGGGATACGTCCATACCAACCTCCCTCTCTGAATTATTCATATCAACAAACCACACCCACAAATGCTTCGCCAGCGGCGGCAATTCCGGCAATTCCGCTAGTTGTCTCGGCTGCTTCCCTGTCTGCCGCCAGACGCTCTCTAGTTGAGCGCGTAGCGACTCGGCAGTCCCGTCAACAATGACGCTTAATTCGAACTCCGCCCGCGCGTATTCAACCAGCTGCGCGGTCAGAGTTTCATAAAATTTCCAACCATGTCCGATTGCTGGGTAACTTGGGATGCAATGTCGCGATTGCTGGTGCATAGCTTTAATGCGTTTTCAGCAGTCCATGGATCGCTGATGCCGCGCCAACCGACCAATCGCACCGCTGCCAGTCGCTGACCGAAGGCAACGTCGCTTTCCAGCGTTTCAAATTCAGTCGGTTTTGTGCCGACCCCGATCTTCCGTTGCACTTCGCGAGCTGCTTGCTTGCGTCGGCGCTCGTTAATCAACTTTGCGACTTCTGCAGTTACCGCTTCAGATTCGCCGCCGAGAACGGACAGGAATATGCCGGTGCCTTCGCCGGTGGCAGCGTTGATGTACTCGAATTCGAATGCTTGTTCGCTTGCCTTGGTTGCGTCCAAGTCTGCGAGGGAGAATGTTTTTGTCATGGTGTAACCTTTCGTGTGGTTAAATTACTTGCCCCTTACCTGCCACGTGCTCCACACGAATGGAGACACGGGCTGGCAGGTTGCTCTTAGGCTCAAGCTGCGAGCGAATCTTGAATCGTGAGGATGGTCTTTGCATTCTCCAATGCCGCCCCGCCGTCACCGTTGATTTCAGCCGTGAACGGATAGGTGCGCACGATGCCGGTTTCGGCAGTATCTTTATCGTCCCCCTCAAGTTTGACCTTGCTCATCACAAAGCTGATGAATTCGCTGTTGTTGGTTTCGTCGGCAGCATCAACAATTGCAATGCTGATCGGTGTCGCAGCATCAAAGTATCCTGACATCGTGCCATTTTCGAAGAACGCTGTCAGTTGGCCGGAGACCTTCAACACCCCACGTGACACGTCCGGTGCCACGTTTGCGCCTAGCACGTTGCCCATTGGAGCCACCGTGCCATCAATCTTGATGGTTGCGCCGGTCACGTTCGCAACTGCGGCACCTTGCACTATTACCGCGCCCTTGATGCCCTGCAATACCTCAGTGGTGGTCTCGGCGGTCGGTGTAGTCAGCACCTGCGCGCCGCTGGAGGTGCGATCCAAGGCCACCGCATTGAATGCCACCGTCGTGTTGCCGGATGCAGGGATGCTCACGTCCGCTGAACTGAATACCGCATCAGTGAACAGCTCAGAACGGGTAATGTCGGCGTGGTATTCCTCGACAGTCCAGTAATCGCTGGTTTGCGAGGTGATTGGCGCAGCCAACTTCTTACCGACGACGGTGAGAGTTGAACTTGCAATCGGGCCTTCCGCGATCATCGTTGAACCGTTCAACGTCACGCCTGTAATAACCGTTTCCGATACGCTCAACACCAAAAGGTTGTTGTCGCGGTTCACCGCATTGGCATAAGTGCCGGCAGTGATTCGAATAACGTCGCCAATCTTGATACCGTTAGTCAGAAACGTCGCCCCCGCGGCAGTCAAGGTAGGCACGCCACCCGGCACAGTAATCGTGATGGACAGGCTCGCGATTGGCGTAGTGGCTGCAAACGCGCCGCGCAGAACCGAAGCGAACAATGTTGAATAGGTATTGCCAGACAGCAATCCGTTCAGCGTGAATGTCGAACTGCGTCCACCGTGAGTCTTGCCAGTGGACTGCTGATGGCTGGTGATTTCGTTATTCTCATAAGTGGCGACAGCGAGCTTGCCGCTTGACGTTTCGCGGCGTAATGCTTGGCCGCCAGAACCAGAACGAGGAACGCCAAGTCCGGTTTGTTTGTAGACGGTTAAGACTTTGTTGATTTCTTTTGCGATGGTCATGGCTTATTCTCCAGTAGAAAGTGAATCGGTTTTGAACGCGCCAGTAACCTTACTGCGCAGCGTTTGTTTGCCGGCAGGTTGCGCCGGTTCTTTCGGGTTCGTCAGGAATGCGAGGGATTGCTTCAGCCATCTTGCAGCGTCGGCATCAGAAAGCGTAACGCTTGATCCATCCTGTCTGAAAACAGTTTTCATTTTGATTCTCCTATCCGTTAACCTGTGCTACAAACTTGATCTTCACGCTTACCGCGTATCGGTCGCCCTCGACCCTACCCGGCACGATCTCCGGTGTTTCAGTCACCGTCGTGGTAATCCCTCCGCTGACGAAGGTGTTGCCCCGCTTAAACGTCGTGCGAAGCAACATCGCTCTTGCCGCGATCGTCGCGGTTCCTACCGACAGCGGATACATGAGCTTACATTGCAGGTAACCGATTTCCTGATAGCGGTCGCCCATCTCACGGTTGCTAGGCGTTGCGAACAGCAAATGAACCTGCTGATATGGCGTTCCTGCAACAGGCATGAACTGTGCATTCTCCCAAGCTGTAGCGAGCGCCGGACTCATGCCGTTCAAAGCAGTCTCAAGCGCAGCGCGGATTGCAACGACACTCATACCTTAAATCCAAACTTATGTAACTGGCCAACCACGGTCTGCATAGCGAGACCATAGATGCCCTGCGGTGCTTGCGTGGAATGTCCGTTTTCCAAAGCCATCGCATAAGGAACTCGATTCGCTATATAGTGCACCCCCGCCGCCGGTGAAGAATAAATGCCTGCCTTTGCAATTGCCGTTGAGTTTGAGCCGCTTGGGTCTTCGCCTGCAACCTCACTGTCCGGCAAGCTGCCGAAGTTGTATTGATTGTTGATGCGGAAATGTCCGCCTACGTAACCTTCCGGCTGCGGAGGCAGTCCGCGTGTCGCTCTGTCCATGTTGCTCGCCCATAATTCCCGGTTGCCCACCGGCGAGCGACGATCAACCTCGCCATGCAGCTCCGTCACCACCTCGCGCACAGCGCCATCAATGCTCAACTTGCGAGCATTGGCGAATGCGGTAAGGTCGGCAGCGAAGGTCATCTCAATTGCTCCTTATGTGCAAATCAAACAAAACAGCGACACCCGCCGGATTCACTTCGCCGATGCTCACCGGCGCATACGTTTTGCCATTCGCCGTGAAGCGGTCGTTCATGTCTGGTGCGGCAGCGGCTTCCAGCACCAAGCGTTTGTCGCCAGCAGTCACCATGTTGCCGCCAACCATCGACACCCCTGCGCCAAAGTCCAACACCACGCCTTTGACTGTTGCTGTGCTGGTTGTCACCGCATTAGTCCCAGTGGCAGGATCATACGTCCCATCCGTGACCCGCGTCACCGTCACATCCGCCCCGAACTTGGTTAGCAGTGACAGGGCAGCGGCGGACGTTTTGGCGTAATCGAAAGTCATGCTCTCACCATCGGAACTTGCCCGCCGCCGCTCTTCATGTAGGGCTGTAACATGGTGTCAATTTCCTTGTACCGCACCGCCTGCCCGCTGTATGCGTCATACGTCACGCTGATCGGGCCGACCGTCTCGCTGCTCGCTGTTCGGCTTTCGTCGGCGAACAATGTCGCGGTTGCCGCGCGCAATGCCAATGATGCACATGCGTCCTTCACTGCCTGCGGCACGCTTGCATCGTCGTAGTAGCTGGTTGAGCCGCCATATAGCACCGGCGCGTCCTTGATTGGCACGTTGTAGCGCGGCCAGTCGAGGGATTGCGTCGTGGTCTTGCGCCAGCCTGCCCACTTTGGGCGATAGCGCTGGAGCATATACTGGGTGGCCTTGCGAAGGCACTGTTCGCGGATGGTGTCGCTCGCCAAAGCAGCCCAAGCGACATTTCCAATGTTCGAGTGAAATGTACTGGCCTCCGCAACCGTGCAATACGCTTCTGCGGTTGCCAGACCAGTTCCATCTTCGACGATCAGCGCCATGCTTTTTATCCTTTACGCCCGCGCTTGTCCGTGACAGGGGCTTCGGCAGGGGCTTCGCTGAACAGCTCGTGCTTCGCCGGATCGAAATCTTCCTCGTTGATGATGATAAACGGGATGTCTGGATTGTCGGACTTAATTTTCACGGTAGGGCATTGCATTGCGGTCTCCTTGTCTCACTGTAAGTTGTTGCCCACTCTGAAGAATGGGCAAGGGCTTACGGTCAGCCGATCAACAAAGCCGAGTGCCGAGGGGCGATCATCTTCATGCCCCACGCCAATGCCACCTCGAAGTGGACTTGACGATACTGTCGATACATCGCCACTTGGAAGCTCAAGCCGGACACCGGGTCAACGATGTCCATAACATCGTCGGCTTGGTCGCCGCCTTCGGGCATGTACGGGCTACGGGTAGCCAATACAATGGACGATTTGCTGAACACCATGTTGCGATCGGTGGCAGCGGTGATCGAAAGCGCAGTTGCGGAAGCGGGAATTGCTTGACGAAGGCCCGGCTCTTGCAGCGTAACCACGCCGCCGGTCAGTGCCGTGCCCACCACATACTTGTTGGTGTCGCCAGCAAAGGTCACGATGTCGCCTGCGAGGATGGTGCCCGTGCCCGTA